CAAATAACGAAAGAGTAACTGACATATTTATTTCCTAATTAGTAGCTTGGATACCACTTAGCGGTTGTTGTATCATAAATCATTATTAATGCTTTTCCTACAACTGTTGTAGAAGCGATAGCAATGTTTCCTGTAATTCCTGTTAAAAATAATCCTGTAGGAATTAAGATTAATTGACCGCCATATGTTGATAATGGGCTTGGAACAGTAATTGTATTAATTGTTGTTGTACCACTTATAAAAGTAATATAAGTAATAGGCGCTATTGTTGCAGCAGAAGCAATAGTAGGAGCTACTTGCGTAGTAGCTATTGGTCTCTGAATGTTTAAATTTCCAGCATTTATTGTTAATGAACCTGATGGTACGTTGATGTTATTAGTAGTAGTAACTGCTGCTGTAGTGGTAGGGGTATAGGCAGAGGCTACAGAGCCTAGTTCTAGTTGTGCGCCCCAAGCATAGATAGTTTCCGTTCCTACCGCAACCCATGTTTCCATTCCATAAGAGCCATAGGTAGGAGTAGCGGAACTATTGATTGCAAATTGAACGGCGGCGGTTCCTGTTCCTGTATAAGTTAATGTTGCCCTATATATTCCATTACCAACCAATGTTATTGATGACGAAACATAAGTAAATGTTCCTGCACTTCCTGTTTTTGTAGCGGCGGTTGGTGAAGCTAGATTAAAGGTAGCTACTGCATAATTTGAGCCTGTATTGGATACAGAAATACTACAAAAATTACTTGTGCCCGCCTTTATATAAAAAGATTCTGTTAATGTTCCTGCGCTTCCATAATAGGAGGTTGAATAAAATTCGTGATACCCACTTCCTGCGGTTGCAGTTACTAAATTTAATGTGTTGGTTCCATCTGGCGCTGTTCCAGAATTGGCTGTTACTGTTGATGCCCCACTAGCCGTTGTCCAAGGACTTACAGTAAAATTTTGGCTTTGTGGAAGTAAATTATTCCCACCCTGTAAGTTTAGACTCTTATCAACTACAGCACCATTAAAGCTAGACGCTCCTGTTACTTGTAAGACTCCTGTGCCTTGGTCGTAGGATTGGTCTAGTAATAAGTTTGTTCCTGTAAATTGAAGATTAGAACTAGAACTTAAGGCACTTGTACCATTTCCATAAGGAATATAATTTGCAGTTAATGTAGTTAATCCTGTACCACCATTACCAACTGGTAAAGCTGTTCCTGAATAAGTTAATGCCAATGTACCGCTAGTAGTAATTGGACTACCTGATACACTTAAAAATGATGGTACTGTGGCAGATACGGAAGTTACTGTGCCTGTGGTATTGGATTTATTATTAAATGTATTCCAATCAGTAGATGTTAAATATCCACTAACCGATGTAGTAGCTGCAGGCATACTAATTACAGGGGTTGTGCCACCTGTAGAAGCTACTGGAGCAGTTGCCGTGACGGATGTAACAGTTCCACCGCTTGATGGTGCTGTATTGGTAACAGTAAAGTTAGGGTAAGTTCCAGTAACGCTAATGCCTGTACCATTATTTAAAACAACGGTTTGGTCAGGCGCAGTATTGGTAATGTTTAAAGTACCGCTACCAGTAATTGGGCTACCTGATACGCTAATTCCAGTTCCTGCTGTTGCCGCTACGCTAGTAACCGTACCTACAGAAGCTGAACCGCCCAATGCTGTTGATACGCCATTGATTGTGATGGCTGAATTTACAAGGGCAGAATTAGGAATAGAAGTAAGACTTGCGCCTGAACCGCTAAATGTTGTAGCGCTTAATATTCCTGTATTTGGAACAAAAGACAATTTAGTAGAACTTGTTGTAGCCGGTAAATTTCCAGTTGTATTCGATACAATCATTGGATACCAAGTTGCTATAGAACTTGTATTGTCTGTAATGCCAATATTTGTTGCGTTTGTTGCAGTTGTAGCAGTTGTAGCAGTTGAGGCATTGCCTGTTAATGCTCCTACAAAAGTAGTAGAAGTTACGCTAGTTAATCCAGCAATAGTTGTAGTGGTGCTCCCAAGGCTAATAGAGGTGCTTCCTAGCGTAAAACTAGAATTAGTAAGGGCAGAGTTAGGGATATTGGTTAGCCCTGCTCCTGAACCGCTAAATACAGTTGAAGTGAATGTTCCTGTAGATGGAACATATTGTAATTTTGTGGATGAAGTTTCTACAGTATTAGTAGAGCCACTTGTTGCGCTATAAAATAATGGGTAAAACGTACTTGAGCTAGTTGTTTGGTCAACAATCGTTACTGAAGTAGCTACGCTTGACCATGAAGGAGCAGAAGTGCCATTAGATACTAAAAACTGACCTGAAATACCATTAGGAACAAAGCCTGTAGTATTTGCGCTAGTTTGATAAAGTAATTGGCTAGATGCGCCACCAGCTATGTTATTAGCTTCCGATGCCGTACCATTTAAAAATCCATCAAAAAATGGTGCTGAAAGTTCACCAGTTCCAGGGTTAAATTTATAAACAGATGAAGTAACTGAAAGAGTTGTTACTTGACCTGTATTTACAGCAGTAAAAGTAGGATAAAAAGTACCAGAAACAGAAGTATTGATAATCCCAATACTTTCTGTTGCTGATACTACAAAAGGCTGACCTTGCCCAATAAACGTATTAAAACTACCATCAAGATTAAAATAGGCTTGAACTGGCAGTATGTTTTGGTCTACTGTTGAGGAAGGGCCAACCATGTATTGCCTTTAATAAGCTAAAGCGTTAATTAAAATTACATCCCCAGCAGACATATTTGCAGCAGCACCAGTTGTTACTGAATAGCTTGTAAATGTAACTGAGGTTGCTGAACTAGCTGTTAGTTGCAAAAATAAAGTGCTACCATTTGTTACATCAGCAGCAAATGCAAACCATCCATTTACAGCAGTTGGCAAAGTAATTGAACCACTAGCTGCGCCACCAGTACCTACTACAACTTTAAACACCATTGTATTTGTTGCTGTAATAGTAGGACTTGTACCAAATCCACTACCAATGGTAGGCAAAGCAGTAGAGGTAGCAATTAAATTACCACCCATTTGAAATACCGATGGATTAATAGTATCGCCAGTTAAAGGAGGGCTAAAAAAAGTTCCACCAGGGCCTACTAAACCTAAACATACACCAGCCGTATTAAACTGCGCTTGAACAGGAACTGTTTGAACTGTAACTGTTGAAGCTACTTGATTTGAGCTCATTATGCAATCCCTTCACCAGGTGTAATTTCTGCACTAGAAGCTGCACTAGATAAAAACCAAGCATTAGGTGGAATACCGCTAAATACAGCTACACCATTAGCAGGAATATATAAGGTGTTAGCAGAAGGAACAGTCAAAGCAGGAGCTGTAACAACAGGAGTTGAGGTCGCATCGTTAGGCTCTTGTGGTTGCCAAGATACTCGAATAGCACTAGATGTAATGTTTACAATTCGATAACCTGAAGGGTACACATTGTTGCTAGATTTAACTTGTACAGCAGCCAAGCTACCAACCAAGTATGTTGGCCCAAAAGGGGCAAAAGCTGAATTGTAAGCCATTATTTAACTCCTTAAACAGCAGTAGCTGGTAATGAACCTTCTGGGCGAATAATTTGCAAAGCATAATTACCAGTAGCAGGAGTTGCGCTAGAACCAGTTGCATTGACCCATTGAACAGTCAATACACTAGCAGTTAAACAATCCGCTTCAGCAGCAGTAACACCAGAGGTTTGTGTACCAATAACACCAATTACTTGAACAATGTCAGTAGTTTGAAGTCCTGGTACAGAATAAGTTTGTGAACCGCCTGTGCCTGATACAGCAGTTGGAACTAGGGAAGCAGCGATGTAGAAAGTGCTAATTGCATTTCCACGAGCAATAGTGGTAGATGGCATGGTTTTTTCCTTTAAATAAGGTAATTCAATTATATGTTAAATAAGAAAAAAAGCCACGCTTTTTGGGCATGGCTTTTGTTCTTTTACTTCAAAATACTTAGTATGCGCCTGTGCTTAAATCATAGCCATAAACATACACATCAACAGTTGCAGTAGCAGTTGCTGTTGAAATATTTACATACAAAGTCTGAGCAGACAAAGCCGTATTAGGGTTAGTCGCTGCAGAAATTGTTACATAAGTTGGTGTAGTTTGACTTGTCAAAGCTGCTGCAGTCAAAACTACTGAGCCACCTTTAGCTGGAGCTGTGTAAACACCTAAGTTTACAGAAGCTACAGATTGTGTTGCTCCAGCATTGTTGGCATTAGCCACCACTACTGAAACAGGCACATAAAGTGAGCTGTTGTTGATTTGAACTGCTGTATCAGCCAAAGAAGCTGTAGAAACACCCTTTTGAACTGCAATAACACGCAGAGCTTGTTGGCTATTCAGATTCGATGGGTGAGTTGTGCTGGTAATTGCTGGGCCTGGATTAGACATAATAGTTTTCCTTTATCCGTTAATTATTAAGCTGCAACTCGGCAAGCGAGTTCAGGATAGAGTGGAGCCCATCCGTACAGTACGTCAACACGAGTAGGAATTGAGTCATTGTTAATGGTGTATTGACGAACTACACGCATTGAAAGACCAATTTCTTTATCGCTTGCACGACCAGCAAAATGTACGCCTTCAGGTAGCTCTAAGTCAGCCATTGCCATTGTGAACGCATTTTTGTGCATTACGATGTTTTGTGGGCTAACTAAACCATTACCGCTTGCATTGTATTGCGATGCAAAGAATGTAACGGCAGCAGAAGCTGCTGGAACAGGAATACTAACGTTCTGGAACTGACCACCTGAAATAACAGCAGGGGATACGATTACAGAAACAGAAGCACCTGAAGCAACTGAAACAGCAGATTTAACTACGAATGAACGTAATTTGTTTGTGCCGTATGCTTGACGATTTTGTGGGTTGACTGCATAAACACCAGCGATTTGGAATGTATCACCAGCATTTAAGTTGATAGTACCTGTATTAGCTGCTGTCAAAGTGATTGTAGACTGTGAAGCCCAACCAGATGTTAAGAAACCAGTAGCAGTTGTAGTAGCAACAGAAGCAGTAACAGTAGAGCTAGAGAAGTTACCAAAAGTTTGTGAAACAATGTTTTGGTCAAGTTTCCAGTTCATGCCACCTGAATCACGACCCATCAAGCCTTTAGTGTACTGTGAAGAAATCTCAGCAGTAGGAACAAACAAGCCTTTAAGGGAGTCAACAATAGTTGCTGAAGTGAATGGCTCAACGATACAGCTTCTACGACCATCACGAGGTGCGCCTTCAGAATCAAGGTAAGCCTGTGCTGACAGGTATGTATAAAGACCTGTAGGAGGTGTACCGGCAGTACCAACGATGTTAGCAGTATTCAAAGCAGCAGTTGTTGTACCATCAAAGTCGATTTTGTTGGCAATAGCAGCAACGGCTGGCTTCAAAATTCGGTCAGAGAACATATCAAGAGAAAGAGCCAAATCTTGAGTCGTAAACTGAGTATCAACGTGGAACTGGGTTGATAAAGTTACAGGAACTGAAGTTTCGTTCAAATCTTCTACGTTTAAAGCTGGACCAGTTGTTCCAATGAAACGACCAGGTCTGCGTACGTTTACTGTTGCGCCAATTTTTGCACCAACAACGGCAAATTGGTCATCATAGTTGCGGTCTACTTCAGATGTAAATGTTAATTCGTTTTCCAGAACCATCAACGCTTCGTTGGTGATTTTGGA